CTATTATTAGTGATATGGGTCACAAGATGGAAACTTGGAAACATGATTGGGGAAGAATTGTAGAAACAGAAGGTAATAATGTGTTCCAAAATGGTAAAGCATTGAAAATGCTTGAAGAAGATTCTGAAGTAATGGTTGTGAAAGTTGTGTATCCATTAGCTTGCAGGCATTGTATAAAAGCATATCTAACTAATGGAATAGGAAGTAAACCAAGAGTATTTAAGTTGGTTGATCTTATTAAGAATGGAGATAATATAGATAGAAAAGTAGCTGATTGGAAGCCAGTAGTTGGTTCAATACACCCCTGGTGTCGTTGTGATCTTAAGAAGATTCCTAAAGGATATGAATGGAATGAAGAAACAAGTAGGTTTGAATTATCTAAGAAATTTGAACATAAAGTTGAACGTAAGAGTAAGGTTAAAGTAACAGTTGGTAATAAAGTTTTTGAATCTTAATAGTATATTGAAAATTATTTTATAATTTTATAAAACAAATGGATCGTGAAGAAATAAAGAGTATTAAGAGTATGATTGAACTTTCTATTCAAAAAGGTATAGTAGATGAATCATTTTCTTCTTCTATTAAAATAGAAAAAAATGGAAGTGAAGTCAAGGAAAAAATTAAATCAAATTTGATTCAAAGTATTCTTAAGAAGAATGATTTATTTAGAGTTTTAGAACAATTAGCAGATCAGATTGGTGAGTTACCACAAGGAGTGTTAGACAAGTGGGAATTGAGTGGTATGAGGGATAGATTAATGACTATTCCTTATAAGTATGATTATAGTCAACTTTATGGAGTAGGAACAGTTGATGAAATGAAATCAAAGTATAATAGTAAATTGATGGAGTATATTGAGGTATCTATAGATTGTTTGTTATTTAAAACAATTATAGATAATATTGATGATAAGAAGATTTATCAATTGAATATACAGAATGCAACACAATTAGGATTTTAATATGATATTATTAAAAATACGTCAGCTTGTAGGTCTTGAAACAGATGAAGAAAAGATTCAGAGACTTGAAGATATTCAAAAATCATTTGAAGAATCTAATGAAGTTATAGATGAATTAGCTAAAGACTTTTTTATTGAGAAGAGTTATTTTGAGCAAAGAATGAAAGAACCTGATAATTATTGTATTCAAGATAGGATTCAAGAAAAGTTTGATTTGTTTTTGAATGATCATAAAGATAGGATTAGGAAGGCAAAGAAAGAATATGATAAATATAAGACTAAATTAGAGAGATTAGAAGCCAGAAGAACAGATAAACAATATACAAAAGAAGAAGCTGATTATGTAGATAATTGGACAACACAAGAAACTCAATGTGAATTTTGTGAATATTGGCAAAAAGATAAATGTGTTAAGGTAGAAGGTGAAATAAGATCTGAAGGTCATTGTAAACTCTGGGAATACCCTGAAGTTGAGAAGTCTCTTAGTTCATATCAAGCACCAGTAGCTGACCCCTATTCACGAATTAAAAAAGCATATCAAGATAGAAAGATATCACTTGATTCATTTAACACTATTATCAAAGGAATCACAAAAGAAGAGAAGACAAAGTATGCTGATTTTATAGTATTAAATGAGAAGTCTGAATTATTTTTGATAAAGAGAGCAAAATGGGAAGATGATAATCAAGGAGCATGGGTATTACCTGGAGGTCATGTTGATCCAGGAGAAGATTTTGAAACAGCTGCAAAAAGAGAATTGGTTGAAGAAGCTGGATTAAGTGTTGATGAATGTGAGAATGTAGGTAAATATGAAGATGATAAATGTCATATTGAATATTTCCAGACTACTATTAATACAAGAGATATTGAACCAGTTTTACAATGGGAAGAAGCAAGAGATTATAAATGGGTTCCTTGGAATGAGATTAGAGAAGAATCTATGATATTCAATATGCGTTCTAATGTGATGAAGATTCTTGGTTTAGTAAACACACATAAAGAGATTATCAAAAAAGCAGTATTGATGGGATTTGTTAGTCCTGAACAATTGATTGAAAAAGCTAAAGATTATAGTAAATTAACTAAAAAGAAGGTTTTAGTAACTCGGGATGGTAAGACATTTTTACAGACAGTTTATTATGATCCTAAGTCTGGAGAAAGAAGTATTTTAGAAGAAAAAGAAGTAGATACTCACCCTATTGTAAAAGAGATATCTGTTGGTGATAAATTTTATGCTCGTACTTCTAAGATTGAAGGAGAATTTATGTTGGATGGTATATGTTTAGATAAAGGGACTGATCCTTATTTAGTATTTACTGATGATTCAGGTAAGGCTAAGACTATTATGGTTAAAGCTTTAAAGAATTTTAAAAGATTTGATGAGGATATAGATGATTCTATTACTATTCCAAAGAAATCTGATATACCTGATTTGAAATATCTTGTTTTTGATAAAGATTTAGGTGGATCATCAGGGGTTAAACTTATGTTTGATGAAGATGATAATGGATATGCTGTTAAGAAAGCTCATAAAGGAGATGAGAAACAATTGATACAAGAAGCTGAGATAGCATTAGTTTATAAAGCTTTAGGATTTAAATCAGTAGATTCAGAGTTTAAGAAAGATGATAAAGTATTAATATCTAAATTTATAGAAGGAGCTAAAGAATTAAATTCAGTTCCTAAGACAGAAGAATTAAAGAAAGAGATTCAAAAGGGTTTTGTATTAGATTGTTTATTAGCTAATTGGGATGTTTTAGGCCAGAATTTGGATAATGTTCTTGTAAAAGGTAAGGATGTTTATCGTATTGATAATGGTGGTTGTATGGGATTTAGAGCTAAAGGTGGAGATAAAGAATTTTTAGTTACAGTTAGTGAAATAGATTCCATGAGAGAATATGAACCAGGTAAAGATATTTTTTCAGGTATTACAGATGATGAGATTAAAGAACAAATAAAACATATTCGTAAGAATATGAAAGCATTTGATGGTATTAAAAAATTGAATCCTGCAGATTATAATATTTTAGATTTAAGATTAAGAGGTTTAGAGGTTAAATATGAAGTAAAACCAATCCCTTCTAAAAAGAAAGAATTTGTTCCACCTAAAGATGTATTAAGAAAAGATATGCCATCATTAGTGACACAAAATTATTTTGATTCTGTTGGATGGAAAGAAGTGAATATTAATGGTAATGCAGGTATTAAAGAACATATTAAGAATCATATTCTTAAAATTGAACAATTGTATAAAAGTGATTATGGATATATAGCAACAAATAAAGGTATAACTATAGAGGATGTTAAAAATAACATGCAAAAATGGGTTACAGCTATTGTTGACAGGAGTAAAGGTTATATTGTAGCACATAGTTCTGGGGGTTATAGAGGGGATGATATAGTGGGTAAGGTGATAGGAAATGGAAGGTTTAAATCTCAATTTGAAACACGTACTTCTATGGGTTCTTTATCTCCAAATAGTAGATCAGAAACAGAAAATGGTTAT